TACCACTTATCACCATCACAGATAAGATCGATGTAAGATCCACCAGTGGCTAAAGCAGGCAATGTCAATGTTGTCTCATCATTGTCTCCAACAGATAAAATCCCGACTCCTCCATTGTCATAGATCGCAACACCTTCCATAGCTGGTAAGATTAGATTGATATTGTGCGATGAAGTTTCTGTCAAGATAATCTTCATGTAAGATCCTTGCTCTACATAATTTACGGTCAAATCTACTACTTCTGAATCTGCTGTTACAAACAAACAATAGCCTGTGAGCTTGTTTGAGATTTGAGATGAAGTCGAAATGTTTTTTGTAAGCCATCTAGCGGCATTGAATGGTGTTCTTGCGATTTTAGCCATTTTTTAATTTCCTTTTGTTATTAAATAGTTTGTTTTATGGGTTTTGCTGGATAGCGTCTAAAATACCAGTTTGTCTAGTTGAGTCGCTATAGATTGTCGAGGCGATTGCAGCAGTTATCGATGTAGATGGATTTATAACAACGTTATAGGAATCAATTTGAGTTCCTTCTGAAGAAACTAAGTAATTAAATTTTGTCGTATCCAAGATCGACTGACTCGTATTGTCACTATCGATGTGAACATCTGAAACTTCATTCCCTGTGGAATCTGTTGCTATTCCTCCATTTATAAATACGTTAGTCAACCATTTCGTGTTGGCGCTGTCCCATTCATGTTGGACTATCACATGATGCCAAGCTGATCTTGCAAGGTTACTACCAGCTGGTGGATAGAATGTATTTGCATCGGATCCATCCGGATGAGTGTTGACAGGAGCCCCGCCTGTAATTCCTGAAGTGGCCTCTCTTAGATAAGGACCTCCTGCATGCCAAACAATTCCGGGACCATTAGGAGTGTCATGAGACGGACTACCACCGGATGTTCCTTTTAGAAGTCTAGCTTGGTTGACCGAATTGGGATCTAAATAGAACCAAACACTATAGGCGATGCTATCCGGAGTATTAGTACTAGACATTAATCTAACTGGAATTGAAGCAACGCCACCATTCGAGACAGTCGATCCTACGTCATGGATCAGAGTCCCATCAGTATGATAGTAAACATATGAACTATAAATTGAATCGATAGTTAGGTCTCCACTAGTGTTGGCGTCATCTTCAAGAAATAATGGTGGAACATGTGTAATGTTAAATGTTTGGGGTGTGCTGGGGTTCCCAACGGTGTCTACTGCTGTGAAAGTAAATGAGTTCAATTGGTCCTCTGTCAAGGTTACGTCGTATTCCCATGTCCCATCACCATTTATGGTAATCGTATCGACACCAGAAGTCAAAGTAGCGGTAAGGTCGTCGATTGTACCTTCTATTGTAAAATTAACTGAATACGATTCAGTTTCCGTGCTGGTTATTGTGATTACTGGTGGGGTAGTGTCAACAGGTGCGGTGATGTCTTTAGAAAATGAAATCGATTCGGCGGACTCTTCGCTTTCGCTATTTATTGTTTTTGCTGTAAAGCCATACGTACCAGTTGTTAAAGAGGAGACTGTTGCAGTAAAAGAGTTGGTAGAAACAGAAACTGGGCTTCCACTATTGGCTCCGTCTACCAAAATTTGAACTGTCAAGTTGTCTGCGTAGGTTCCCGTAACGGTTCCTACTACTGTCGCCGTGCCATCACCATTGTCTGTAACGCTTGTAATGACAGGAACAATAACTTCTGTCGTTATGGTAATTGTTCTGTTTGAGGTCGCAGTATTTCCAGCAGCGTCTGTTGCCGTGTAAGTAACTGTCTTGGCACCTTCGGTTGCATCAACTTGAGTCGCCCAATCAGAAGTCACAGTTGCTGAAGAGAAGTCTGTTGCTGTTGGAATGCTGTCGTTGTTTGTTCCAATATTTCCAAGATAGACCGTTAGATCTCCCAATGGTGTTCCGCTGATTGCTGGTGGCACACGGTCGACCAAAAGTGTTTTTGTGGTTGATGGACTTGGACTATTAAATCCAACCTCTGAAACCTCAGCGGTAAGCGAGGAGTTGGACTCATTTGCAACATTGATCTCAACATCCCAGCTGCTTCCATTGTAAGTTGGGCCAGATACAGGTGTTACAACTTGGTTACCATCTTTAATTACAATGGCTGATCCTGCAGTAGCTGTTACAGAAATTTGAATAGGGTTTCCTTGATTTGTCCAAGTATTCGTTGGAGCGTTATTAATTGTTAATGTTGGTCTAGCAAGAGTTGGAGGAGAATAAACAACGCTCGTCGGATCTGATTCTTCGCTTACATTGCCTGCATTATCAACCGCTTGAACTGTGATGTCAAATGTTTGATTGAACACAAAAGTCTTATTAAATGTCCATGTTCCTCCAATGGAAGTAACGGTTCCTTGAGAAACTCCGTCAAAGAAAATTTCAACAGTTGATCCGTCCTCGGCAGCACCAGTTGCAGTAAAGTCATTAATGTTGACGCTGTCGAAAGTTGCTGATGCTATCGTTGGTTTGGCAGGAGCAATTGTGTCGTCGACAACTCCGCTTACCGTTCTTGTGTAAGGAGTTCCATTGTAAGAGAAACTGTAAACAATATCAAATGTTTCACCATGGGTGCGATTTATGGTATAATCAGAAGCGTCAGTGTTAAATGAGGCAATTTGGTTTCCGCTTGGGTCTGTGGCGTAAGCACCAGCTGTGAAGTCAAAAGATGTTCCTCGTTCAACTGTAAAGCTCGATGGTGTTACAAATGTCAATGCTCCAGTGTTATCGGCGAACGTCTCGCCCAGTGCTGGGTCTCCCGGATTGGATGATTCATCGATGAAGTCAAAAGAATAAGTTCCGCTTTCCAAGTTTGGAATGGTTATGGGTCCCCAATCGCCATTACTATCGACTGGAATGCCTGTAATTGTTTGGATTGCGCCATTGTCCTCGGAAACTGCGATTGTAGTATTGGGTTGCGCTCTACCTGAGATTTCTAAAGAATGTCTCGCTTCAAGAGATGGCGCTGGGAATGTTGTTGTTGGCACTACCGAGTCTACCAAAACTGGATCTATTACGGTTGTAACGGTTCCTGTTGGTGTCTGTGGGCCTGAGGTGGTTCCACCACCAGTTACACCACCAGTTGACCCGCCAACTTGACTAATTCCAAGAGAACCGTGCGTTGCGACAGACCAGATAAACCATTCGTTTCCATTGGAGACAGTTTGAACAAAGCATCCGTCTTTGACATCGCTTGCCATTTCAAAGGAGGTTGCTCCTTGAGGGATCGGTTCAATGTTGAGAGTTCCGCCAACATTGTTTAGAATCAAGCCTTTGAGAGATGCCCCACCTGTTGTTCGAAGGGTAATGTTGCCCAACATCTCGGCTGTGTTGATGATGTTGTAGGTGTAAGTGTTAGATAGATTTGGAAGTTCGACAAACAAATCATCAGATCCTAATGGGATTACGGTTTCTCCAAAGTTTTGATTTGGAACTAATTTCTTGCTTGCCTGAGTTTTAGAAATGAGATTCTTGAATGATTTAACAGCTGTTTTTGTAGACTTCATTGATTTGCTCCGATGATTTTTTGTTCTCAATAAATAGTCCCCACAAGGCTTAAAAACAAAAAAACCCCAACTCCGAAGAGAAGGGGTTCTGTTTTCATGACAACGTCAGTAGATTATGGCAATGCTGCTGCACCGCTTTCACCTGTCAATCCTCGAACGACAACCAATCCGTACATATCAGGACGAACCATCTTCTTACCGTAACGAGTCATTACACCCTTACGAGGAACGAAGTCTTCAGGTCCGAAGATAGTTGGTGTAGTTTGCAGAGGCACGTAAGGTGCGTAAACATAACCAGACTCCAAGAATGAAGAGCCTTTACGACCAACCAAGATAGCGTTACGTGGGAAGTAAGGATCAACGATAACGTCGAACTTACGGTTCAAAGAACCAACCTTAACAGCACCGATGTCGCCTTTATCAGCGTCAGCAGTAACGTTAGCGCGGAAACCAGCAGTGAACTCAAGAATGTTAGCAACTTCAGGAGAAAGAACTACGAAGTTAGCACCACCACGCAAAGTCTTACGATGGATTTGTGCAGAAACGTCGTTGATTGTTTCAATCAAAGTTTCATACCATTCAGAAACAGTACCCGTGAAGTCAGGAGTTGTTGTATTAGCACCAATTTCAGCACCAGTCAAACGATTTACAAACATTCCAGGTGAACGAGACCAGTAGAATGTCCCAGCAGTAGCGCCACGGATCAAGTCTTGCAAGATTTCACGATCGATTTCAAGAGCGATTTGCTCAGACAAGATTGAGGTCAATTCAACTTCAGCATCCAAGTTGTGGTAAGCGTTTAAGTCTTGACCCAATTCAGGAGTCCACTTTGCTTTCAACTTTTTGGTTACTGCGGTGATCGCGATTGAGTCAACCTTGATGTCGATTTCAGGAATGTTTGGCTCATTTTCCAATCCCCAGAAGTCTCCACCAACAACAGCACCTAAAGGATTAGCTGCACTAGCTTCAATAGTGTCTTCAGAAGGATAAGAGCCAGCTCCAAAGATAGAAGCAGCATTAACTACAGCCGCAGCACCCAATGCGTTTGCAGAATCTACGATGTAAACAAAGTCAAGCTTTGTGCTATCAGTAGGATTAACGCGAGTCAAACGACGAACTTGAACAGCTGCAGATTGGTCTTCAGCAGAACCATTTGCGAAAATAGTATCCAAAGGAAGAACGATTTGAGACAAAAGTTTCATGTTGATTGCATAACCAGAAGCTTCTAAAGTAGTTTTTGCGATAGAAACTTTCAACAATTTTTCACCATCATGCAAACCACTGTAACACAAGTCAGGGTCAAATTCTGCACCAGATGCGTCAAAATCAGCATTGCCGATAGTAGCAGATGCGGCAAAACCATCATAAGTAGCATCAACGTCAGTGATAGCCTTACCAGTTGCGATAGAACCAGTTGGCGAAGAATAAGCAGAACCCAAACCATAAGGTTGTTGATCCATAGTAGCATTATTCAATCGAACACCACCAGTGATCTCAGAACCAACAACACCTTGACCATAGATGGACATATCTTGATCAAGACCTAGGCGCTCATAACCTGCACCAGTTGGGTCTCCAAATTTGAAGTCAAGGAAGAAGATCAGACCAGATGGCAAAGACATTGGTTGAACAGAAACCAAATCGTTAGCAATCAATCCGGCGAATACACGACGGACGATTGGGAAAGCAACAGCAGCGAAACCTTCAACATCACCACCAGCCATTGTGTTAGACTCACGTAACAATTCGCGAGCTTGGTTTTCCAAAAGACGGGCCATGCCAGACTTTTGTTCGTCGTTAGACAAGCCTTCTAAAAGACCAGTCGCAGACCATTTATTCAAAAGGGCAGCACCTTCTTGTTGCATATTGCGGTGTACCATCCCTTCTGTAAGAGTTTCAATAATAGACATTTTATTTCTCCTTAAAAGTATTATTTTTTAATGCCCGCAAGCTTCTGCATCTTTTCCATAAAAGGATCAGCGCTTTGCTTGCTTTCGTTAATGTTTTGTCTCGAATTCAACATTGCAGATAAATTGCTTTTACGATTGACAGACTCGCTAAGTGATTGTGGACCTTTCTTGCTGTTAGGCGTCGATCCCACTGTAGCTTTGAGCGTCTCGAAAAGTTGCTTTGCTTCTTTCGTAGACTCCGCATTTGCGATGGCTTCGACAATTTTGGATTTTTGTCGCTCATTCAGGGAGGCATCACCCAGAGTGCGGTTCTGGTATAAAAGTTTTGCGTTTGACAATAAAGCCTCATCGAGGTGGATTTCGAGTTTCTCAAGAACTCCCGCAAGCTTGTCGTTTTGATTGGACAAGGCTTCGATTGTCTCATATAATTCTACTGTTTTGTCCTCTTCGGACTCTTCTTCTGAAGATTCTTCTTCTCCTTCTTCAAGACCTTGTGCGGCTCGAATCTCTGCAGCGTCTTTGGCTCTTCGTCTTTCAACTGGATTTACAGCTGATCCGCCAACTTGAGTATTATAAGTCCAAGGCTCTCCGCCCTCTTCCATGTGAAGTTCTTCTTCCAACATGTCAAGGATCTCTTGAAGTTGCTGATCTTCTTCGTCAATTTGTTTGCTTTCTTGGAGGGTCGCTAATAGGTCGTCAAGGCTTTCGTCTCCACCACCGCTGTCATCACCTGCTGGTTCTGCTCCGAGGGCGTCATCGCTGCCTGAGGAGCTGTCAAGACCACCTAATGTGTCATCCGAGCCGCCCATTGCTTCTTCTTCCTCTGGAGACAATTCAAACTCTCCGAGATCAAGATCGACCATCCCATCTTCTGTTTGAGGCAATGAATCAACAAGAGCATTAAACTTAACGCTGATATCATCATAACGAGAATCCCAAGCTGGGGGAGCTTCGATTGTTGCTCCTTCTTGACCACCACCGAAAGATGCTGGCATTCCTGCCGAAGCTGCGCTCATTTCGCCTTCGGCTTCTGCAATCATGTCATTGGCTGCATTGAGATCTTGGTTCTCAAGCATTGCATCCACGGCCTCTTTGATTTGGTGAGAATATTTTTCAATAACAGATTGTTCTGCGTTTTTAATGGCTTGTTCTCTTAACGCTGCTGCGTCGGCGATCGCCTGCTCTAGCATGTTTGACATCAATTTTCTCCTAGAAATCTTTTCTCCTTTAAATAGTGTAGCTATAAACAAAACTCCAAAAGGGGCTTTAAAAAGAAAATGCCTCGACACTTTCGCATCGAGGCACAAACAAATCACTTAAACAGCGATTTACATATCGGAAGCAATAACAACATCTCGATCTGAGCCATCGTTATAAATACTAGCAATTTGCGAATCAGTTAAAGTGTATCCTTCAACCATTTGGAACGAATCAAAGTCATAAGACTCATATGTTGCGTTATTGTCGCTATTGGTTTTATCGGAACCGAGACCAAAACTTCCATTAAAGTCTTGAACCCAGTTTGCAGTCGACTCTACTCCCGTAAACTCTGAAACCATAACTCCATCTAAATAAGTTCTAGCGGTTCCGGAAATCTTGTCCAAAGTCATTACGACATTATGCCAAACGTCTCTAGAGAAGTTGGTTGTGTAACTCTTGGAAGTCAAACCTGAAACGCTACTTGATTTAGAATAAGAGGATTTCAAAATCTCATTGCCTGAGCCATCTCCTTGAATCTGAATCTTAACACCTTTGTAGCCACTGAATCCGCCGAACAACTTTCTAGAAGTTGCCGTTATGAGATTCTCATTTGCTTTAAACCAAAAGGAAACAATTACTTGATCCGGATCATCAGCTGACAAGAAAGAGTCCCAGCGAGCATGAGCAAACCCACCAGCACCAGTTCTCATTGCTTGGCCATTTGGTTCGTCTTCGTAAAGAGAACCTGGAGCCACTACAGTAAATGCAGTTTCCCAAACAATAGGCCCAGAAGGCGCGACGGGTGAGCCATCAATGTTATAAGTCTCACTCTCAAGCAACCAAGCCAAAGAGCCATCGGACATAATGGTTAACATCTTATTGGCATCAGACGCTGTATAGATGGGCACCTCTTCAACGTCATAAAACTTAACATCTCTGGATAATCCAGCGATAGATGGTGTAGAGTTCTCAATATTTTCAATTGAAAAGAAAGAAACAGCCATAGTTTCTTCGTCACCAGTCAAAGACTTGAGGTAATAGTTTTGATACGTGTTGTCGAACTTGAACTGTTGATCCAAGCTGTTCCATACATAAATGGTTGTCCAAGCTGACCCGTCCCAACCGTGGATTGAAACATTCTTTCCACGAAACACAACAGAGATCTCACCTGAGTGAGTTACTGGTGCCGTGAAAGAGTTTCCCAAATTAGGGTCGGAGACAAAAGCGGACAATTTCATAAATTTTTGCTTTTTCATTTTATTTTCTCCAAAAGTTATCTAGCAATCCAAACAAGGTTTCCGCTTCCATCAACAGAAAGAACTTTTCCTGCGTCTGCGGCGGTAAATGATGGCATGTCGCCAATTTCTGAAACAGAAGTTGGATCCGCTGCTGCAGCCTTAACCAAAGAGTCTTCCATGAAAACTGCACGCATAGTTTCTTCTGAGCCAGTATTTGACTTAAAGAAAACTTCTGAGTAAGTTGTGAACGGAACGAAGACAACCTTATCTTCAGCGGTTGTTGTTCCAACAAGTTCCCAAGAAGCTCCATTCTTTCCGTAAACTTCAATTTCTTTAAAGCCGATGCAAATCATAGTGTTTTGATTGGCTTCTGGAGAGACTCCCGCAGAAGTCCCATCTGGTGCTGTAATTCCAGCAGTAAATTTTGTAACAGACATTCTTATTCCTCCAAAAAAATTTTAAGTGTCTTAAAAAAAGGGCCTCGAAGTTTCCCCCGAGGCCCAAGGTTAATACCTCTAAGGTATTATGTCTTAACTAATCAAAAGATTAGAACAAGTACATAACTCCACCTTTCTTAACGAACATGGCAGAAGCTCCACCGTGAAGAACAACGTTTCCGTCAACTTCACCGTCGATTGACTCCCCACTAGCCGCAGAGAAAGTTACAGAAGAAGAACCTTCAGCAACCTTAACCATGATGAAGTATTCTTCAGTCATAACTGGTAGAGTGAAAGACTTAGCAGAAGAAGCGTTCACGATGTAGTGAGTAGCAGCACCCATCGCAGAAGAAGCTTCAGTCAAGTAAGCAACCTTAACAAAACCGTCGAAGTGAGCATCAAACTTGCCTTCGATACGAGCTTCTTCAGAGCGCGCTAGAGACACTTCAGCAGCCAAGTCAGCGGTCAAAACTGCTTCAGCAGCATCAGACTCAGACTCAACGCGAGCAACTTCAGCCAAGAAATCAGTTTCCATTTGACCAAGGTCAGCAGCTACGGCACCAGAAAGAGCAGTGATGTCTGCAGACAATGCGTTGTCACCAGCGATTCTTGCAGCTTCTTCAGTAGAGATAGAAGCAGCCAAAACAGCTTCAGCAGCCAATGCGCGAGCTTCTTCGTCAGCTTGAGCAACTTCCAAAGCGTCGATTTCAGCAGCTACAGCACCAGACAAAGCATTGATGTTGTTTTGAAGAGTAGTATCAGCAGCTTGGAAAGCAGAAGTTACAACTGCATCAGCAGCGATGTAAGCAGATTCCATAGCAGCGAAGTCACCAGCAACAGCACCAGAGAACGCATTCAATTCAGAAGTGTGAGTTCCCAAAACGTTAGTGATGGAAGTTTGCAAGTTAGAATCAGCAGATTGGAATGCAGCAACGATTTCAGTCAAAGAATCCAAAGCAGCTGGGTCTGTGTTAGACAAGATGTCGTTGATTTGAGATTGCAAAGAAGCATCTCCAGCAATGCGAGCAGCTTCTTCAGCAGAAACAGCGGCAGTACGATCAGCGATTTCTTGTGCAAGAGCACCAGAAAGAACAGCTTCGGCAGCAAGAGCACGAGTCTCTTCGGCCAAGATAGCAGCATCAGCGTCAGCTTCGTTTTGATCTACATCAGCTTGAAGTGTTGCCATTTCGCCTGCAAAGTAAGTTTCCATTGCAGCAAAGTCAGCAGCAACTGCTCCAGACAATGAGTTAATGTTACCTTGAAGAGTGTTGTCTCCAGCAATACGAGCAGTTTCTTCTGCCAAAATAGCAGCGTCAGCATCAGCTTCATTTTGGTCTACATCAGCTTGAACAGCATCAACAGCAGCTTGGAAATTAGTTTCCAAAGAAGCAAAATCAGCAGCTACAGCACCAGAAAGCGCATTGATGTTACCTTGAAGAGTGTTATCTCCTGCAATGCGTGCAGTCTCTTCGTTATTGATGTTGGTTTGCAAAGTAGTATCTGCTGCCGCACGGTCAAGAATTTCTTGAGCCAAGCCATCAGCATTAACTTTAACTTGAGCATCCAATTTCTTGTCTGCATCCATCAAAGAAGTAGCAGCAGCAATGTAGTTACCTGCGAATGCAGAGTACTTACCGTCGATGTCTAAACCAGCACCAGCTTGAGTCTCATCAAGCTCTGCTTGAAGATTTGAATCAGCAGTAGAACGAGTTGCAGCTTCAGCGTCGATGTTTGCTTGAAGAGTAGCGTCAGCAGCAGCACGCGCAGTTGCTTCGGCAGAGTCAGCAGCAGCGAACTCAGAACGAATCAAAGCACGATCAGCAGTTGCAGCTGAGTCAGCAGCAGCACGAGCAGTTGCTTCGTTATTGATGTTGGTTTGCAACAATGCTTCAGCAGCAAGAGCACGAGTTTCTTCAGCATCAACATCAGCGATGCGATCAGCAATCTCAGTGTCCAATGCACCAGACAAAGAAACGATAGAAGATACGATGTCGGTATCAGCCAACTGGTAAGCGTCAACAATTTCTTTCAAAGTGTCGAAGTCAACAGAAGAACCAGACAACATTGCATCGATACGAGCTTTCTCAACATCGATGTTACCTTGAAGAACACCGTCAGCTGCAATGCGAGCAGTCTCTTCAGCGCCCAAAGCAGCTTGAAAATCAGACTCCATTGCAGACAAGTCAGCTGCAACAGCGCCAGAAAGTGTATTGATGTTACCTTGAAGAGTGTTATCGCCAGAGATGCGAGCAGCTTCTTCAGAAGCCAATGCAGCGTCATTAGAAACAACATAAGCATCATGCTTAGCTTCGATACGTACTTCTTCAGCAGTCGCACGAGTTACTTCGTTAGAGATTGCAAGAGTGTTTGCAGCTTCTGCAGCTGTTGCACGAGCTACTTCAGTTGCCAATTCACCATCAACGCGAGTGATTTCACCTTCGAAAACAGACTCAACATCTTTCAAGTGCTTTTCTTGAATAAGTTTTGAACCACCAGCAAGCGGTGCATTACCAACGCCAACCAATACTGCTGAGCCAATCTCAGTAATATTCTTGATAGCGCCGGTTGGAAGGGTAAGTTTTCCTTCCGTCAATTGTGACATGTCAAATTCTGAAACCTGATCGTCAACCTTGACTTTTCCAATAAATAATTTAGCCATTATTAATTTCCTCCAAATAATGATCATAAGTCCCGAAGACACAGGGTCCTCGAGCTACATCTAACTACCTTAGGGAAAAGTAAAAAGAAGTTTTATTTTCACCAGTTTGGCAAAGGTGTTTTTAAACATCAAAAAAAAAATAAAAAAACTTCTATGATCTCGCAATAATGGAAGATGTAGAGATTTTACATTATGAAAAATTTGGACTGTCCGTCAGTGTAAAGATTGATAGATGAACCCGCAGAAGCAAAGGTCAAACTTGATCTATTTTCAACTAGTTGATTTGCGCTTGCAGAGATGGTAATCGTAAACTGATCTGCATTTTCTAACTCGTCTTTTATGACAAATATCTGACCATTCAAAAGAGCTGAGGCATCTGGTAATGTGACCGTCAGATTCTGAGTTGCTTGAAGTCCTACAAAATAGTCATCGGTCGCCATTGAATAATCACTCGTCACTATAGTGCGATTTCTAACTTCAATTCCTGATTGAACAGACGGCGCTAAAATAACATTTCCATTCGAGTCGATAGATAAGAAGCTACTGGCGGTGCCTTGCTGTAAATTCGTCAGATTTAGTTGAGGAATTATAACTTTACCAGACTGTGGGAGGATTTCAAGATCTCCGGTTGCATTCGCATTGAAGTCTACGTACCTTCTTTGGCTTAATCCAAAAACAAACTCAGCGTTTGTCAATCTTAGTTGTGGGTTGGATGCATCTTTTATGTCAACCATTCTATCGGCAGTGGTTTTATTGATCGCCAATGGTCCGCCAATGTTCGTGTCTGCTGCAACATTGAGAGAAGATAGGGTGCCAACGCTTGTGATGTTTGTTTGCGCTGGAGAGGTAAGAAGGCCTTCAATGGTTAAGGCTTGGATGCTATCAGCGTTTGAAATAGAGCTGTTTTCAACAGTTAGAGATCCGTTGATGAATTTTTGAGATTCTACCTGGTTCGCTGTTAGGTTGTCGTAAAGTCCAAGTGCGCCGCTGACTTGTGTTGCCTCGATCTGGATTGCCTGAATGTCTCCAATAACATCGAGGAGTGCACCATCGAACGTAAGGTTCTCTTCTGCATTAACAGTGTTATCATTGACAGAGGTTACCAACCTATTGTCTCCAAAATTTGTGTATTCGTTGATCGCAACGCCATCAAGGTCTCCACCCCAACCATAGAAGTTGTGAGCTGTGACATTGCCTGATGCATTGAGCGAACCAGTGAATTGATGAAGGTCATCTGGTGTGTCGCCAAAGATTGATGATCCCGAGACCTCAAAGTGAAAAACTGTTTGAGTTTGATTTTGAATCTCGAAATTATGAGCTACAATATTACCAGACACAAGCAACGCATTGAGGTCATCTGACCAAATTAGATTAGGGTCGTGCTCTAGTTCTGTTCCGGCCCCAGCTAATTGAACCGAACCTTTAGGGCCGGATCCTTGTCGGCCAACAACATATGCCCATCCAAATTCCTTCGCCATTACTCATCGATTCCCGGTCCGGTTAGTTCAAACATTCGATTAGCTGGGATTCCCGTAAGAGATACGCAAACGCTTGCAAGAATTGCATTGTTCGGGCAAGACAAGAGAACTTGTCTGACCTTGCACTCCATTGTTATCTGTTCTTGCCCAACTAGTTGAATCTTGTGACGAGCCTCGGCATTTTCGATTAGACGGCCGTCGACAAAAGTTGGGTTATTCACTCCTTGGAATACTAAATTCGAGGATCCCACCCTATCATTTATCGTTCCAGCCGTGTCGGCTGTCGAATAGAAGTTTTTGTAATTGTTGTCTTCGAAATCCCAAAAAGATAGTAAACTAGCATCGCTTTCAAGCTTTCTTGGATCATAATAATTTCCATTATTGTAAAGTTGCGCAACTTCTTGCGCAGTTAAGTCCGAGGAAAATAAAGATAGTTGATCATAAAAGCCTTCGAAAGTTAAACCAGAATTATCACCAAAAAGAAGTGAGTCGAAACTATGACCACCACCGACATGGTTGTAATTAAATGATGATACCTCAGCTCCATCCAAATATAATTTGAAATCACCAGACTCAGATACAGTTATTGCTATGTGAAGCCATTGTCCTTGGGTCAACGTTTGGCTGTGAGTGCCTGATGCGAGCAGAGTTGGAACTCCTTTGTCAAAAAGTAAGAACCTAATATCATTCGGAGGAGTGTTCATTTGCACTCTTAGTTCTGCATCTGGGCCTTCAATACTAATGTACCTAGTTGATGCAACAGCTAATGATGGATCAAGCTTTATCCACATAGAAGTGCTAAATGCAAATGTCGGAGTTATTGAAGCTAGATAATAATCGCTAGCTCCTGAACTATTGGACATGTCAATTGCTCGACGGGGTTCGCAAAACATAACCTCAAGGATGTGACCTGAACCACCTGAGTTGTGATCATTGCAAATGTGGATCTCTCGCGTTACGTTTGGGAACTCGAGTAAAACCTTATCTCCAGAACTCAAACTTAAATCTTTTAACCAAGGCCGACCAGCGACTTGGTAAGATCCAACATTTTGAAGGCCAACAGAATAAAATGAACTCATTGTGTAATTCCCTCGAGACCTTCAAGATCAAACATTCTATTTGCAGGAATGTTAGTCAATTCTGCAAAAACTTGAACTTCACCAGACTGACTGTTTGTAGTGGCAGAGAAAAACACTTCTTTACATTTAAGATTGAATTCCACTTGAGATCCTGCTAGAATGAGAAAAAAGTTATCGTTTGTATTTGCACCCTGAGTGAATCCAAATGCTGGTCCAACACCAGCAGGGTCAAACGGCGCAAAATGCATTCTAACGTCATGATTGCTTGTAGATTTGACAATTAGTTTTTTTGTAACAGATCCAAACTGGAATCTGAAGGATTCATTTTGGGTAGCAGGGATAGCGGAACTACTAAGATAAGGGACTCCACTTACCTGATATGCACCAACGTGATTTAGCCCTACGCTATAGATATTTGAACTCATAATTTCTTCCCTCTTTTAGAACTAAATAGTTATTGCTTATTCTTCTTGAGACGGGCTCTCCATTTTTTACGAGCAAGCCTCTTTTTCTCTGAATCAGACACATGGTGTCTGTGGTCTCGGACTTCTTGCATGATGCCGAGCTTTTTGCACTTCTTTGTGAAGCGCTTAATAAATTTTTCCATGCTCTCGTTTTTACGAGGCTTCATTTTATAGTTTGTAGCCATTGTTATCCCTTCGCTAATTTTGACCAGATTGCTGGGTTCATTCCGAAAGCTGAAAGGTCAACACCGGGATCGTTTGGCGAAACTCCATCAAGGGCTTTTGAGCCATGAGGAGATGCTGTGCGTCCCGCGTTTCTTTCGTTTAAAGGTTGAGTTCCTTCAAATAAATCAACGCCATTATAAGAGTCTCGACCAATTGAGTCAAGCATCTTGCGTCGCTGCTCTTTTCGCTTTCGTTCTTGAGCCTCGTAATCTACTTGTGGTTGTTGAAATTGAGACGGTTGTTGAGACTCAACAATGCGTTGAGAACCGGTTCCTTTTACAACTTCCGAAATGATCCCAGAGAGAACACCGTCTTCAAAGATAACTTCCTTGATGCACTCTTTTATTAGTGGCTTAAGTGTCTTTTTTAATTCGGCTTTATTCATTTAGTCTCCAAGAATCTTCTTAAATAGATTATCAATATTATTTTCTTTTTGTTCTCGCAACTTTGTTGAGAAGCGAGTTGTGCCTCGGCCTTTATTATTTGGATAGACGTATGCATCTGGTGTTGAGGGTTCTGATACAATGTCAAAGCAAATCAATTGAAAATCTTCTTGGACAACGGTCTTACCCATTGATTCTTGAACAGATCCAAGTCCACGAGATGAGATTCCAAGTTTTACACCAGCATTGATCAAGTCTTTTAAAATTCTACCGCTAGGAGTGTCAAGAACCTTGATTTTTCCCATTACATCTTTACCTTCCCACCAACACTTAGTGACGATGTGAGAAACGTTTTTTAGGTTGATTACGGAGTCGTCAGGGTGATCTAATTCACCTGTTGCTCTGTTATCTGCGATAACTTTTTGATAGTTTTCAATTTCCCTCTTAAGAACTTCCGATGGATAGACTCGGCCATTTCCATTTTGCTTCTCAGCAGTTTGAATTCTTCCCGTGAGATACATTGCACCATTCTCTGTTATATCTCTCTTCTCTCTTTCCGTTAAGAGATCTTGACACATTCCATCGGGACATAGTGCATGAAATTCTCTTAGCAATTGTTTTGACATTCTTTTCTCCTCGAAATAAAAAGGTGGGCGGGCGCTACCCGCCCGAGCTAGGATCCGCTGCAACAGCGTCTCACGGGTTGTAAAACCCAGCGCTTAATCATCGACATGCTCACCCCCTGGTCTCGATGATAGCCTTAGGCCGAAATCATCGACCAAGACCGAAATTAAATAAGATGTTCCAGCCGACAAACAGCCGAGAAGGAACACGGTAACGAATGAACGTTCGTAACTAAATAGTTCAGTGTACGGCGAAAGACATGAAATAAAGATCCCAACCCAGAACCCCATGCACAACGGACAGTTCCAAAGCGTGTTCCATTTCCTTGTGTAATCTTTTTTTGGCCTAATGTCTTCGAAGATTTTTCCGTAGATAATCATGAATGTCATGCCATAAGCAGTTAGGATGAAATGTAATGTATCCAAGAAAACCTCTTTCTGTTTTTTAAATAGCTTTCATCTTCATCATGATAGTAAGCTTCTTTTTCAAATGGGATATTAAAGTAAGCTGATTGTCCATCATCTCCCTTTATGATGTTCCAAATCCAATAACCAAAATACAAGACTATAAATCCAACAAAGGCTAATTCTAAAAACTGTTGAAAATGAATTGTCTCATGTCTTTTTGTTGTCTCGGACATTTCTCCTCGAGAGATGACGATTGGACCAAGAGTAATGGCTCCAATCTCAATAGGGGCGAGATAAGACAACAAGACGGGAATCTTGCTGTTCTCGATAAATAGCGGTTTCCAATGCTTCATTAGTATGTGTAGCGGCCATAAAGATAAGGCGCGAATAGGTTTCTTTGTCTGATAGATCCTTTCTGGTCTTCGTGAGGAACCTCGCCGAGTTCAGTTGAGTACTCACCATCAGGATTGACCATGTGCTTCTCCATCTCTTCATCGTGTCCTTTGAGACGTTTGATGTAGGGTTCTTCGTCTTGCATCCATTCGTGAATAGCCAAGAGAGCGATTTTGTTTACATCATGTTCTTTCGCATCCATGAGCTTTCCTTCCATTGAACCATAAATGTTTCCACCTTGGATAGAGTCAAACTCGAGAACACCTTTCTTTCTAAGATACTCGAACAATCTAGATTCAGCACCGTAGACAAAATCGGAATTCATTTCTTTCGCGAAAGCCATTACTTTGCGATTTTTTTGATTTAAAACAATGTCAATGTCTCTATGGGCAAAGATCATGAGATCGCCATTTACAGCTGACTTTGCTTGAAGTTCAAATTCAATTCTATCTTTGTCAATGATTTCAACTTTGATGGTTGGCTCTTTTGGCTCTTCCGGCGCATCCACTTGTTGAATTTTAATTTTAACAGTTGAATTATTTTCTTCTGCTTCCATCGCTGGTTCTTCTTGAGTTACCTTGATCTTAACCGACATTGCGCTTTACCTCCGCTAAAAGGTCTTGAATATAAAAAATTTCTTCAACTATGGACTCATTTAAGGGCTGAGATGCGTAACCATCCAGCTTTGCTCTAACTTTTTTAAAATTTTCGATTAGTGCTTGATTGCGACCATCTACGATTTCGGATTCTACGGCGCTCTTGAGGCGTCCGATTTCTTCATTTAGATAAGACTTAAGTCCCAATCCATTATCTGAGAATGATGTAATAAAGTTTGTCAAAAGATCTTTTTGCTCTTTCAAGAGGGAGTGTTCATAAGTATCGTTAAAGCGATTGACAAACATTTTAAATTCAAGCTTGTCAAGGTGCTTCATTTCTGTGAGGATCTTCTCGGAGCGGCCAAGATACTTTACACAGTTGTCCTCCAACATAATGCGTTTCTTTGCTGATAGATTGTCTTGTTGAAGGAACATTCCAACAGTTGCTAGGTCTTTGTAGTTTGGAACAAAGATTCCAAATGAGTCAGATCCAAGCGCCTTGTTGATTCTGTTAATTAATTTTGTTTGCTCATTGAAAACATCTTTGCGATCAATGGCATCAAAGTCTTTTTTCGTTTCAGCCAAGAGTCGTCGAGAATAATCTGATTGTAATTCTTTTGACTCAAGCAGTGAGCGATAGATTTCAAGCTCTTGTGCTAGCACTGTTCCTTTTGTAAAGAACTCTTTTAGGATTGCTTTTACGATTTGTTGTTCTTGATTGTTTTCTCGGATAACAGATTTTGTCAATGAGCGAACAAGGCATTCGTAAAGAAAAGCGGTATTTCTTTTCTTATTATGTTTCATCCTTATCTCCTTTTTTAGTTAATGATTCTAATAATGTTTTAATTTCAGCTTCAGACTTAAATAGTTGTCTTTCTTCTAAATCGATAGATTCTGTTACGCCTCGGGCGAGGGAATCCAAACCGCCGAAACCCACTTTGCCTGGGAATGTCGTTCTTGCGGTTCCCGTTTCTCCGAGACCAGTGTTAATCATTTGCTTTTTCATGCCACCTTTTTTATAAGTTAGCTTTCGTCGCTTGTAAGGTCCTCGAGGTTTTGCGTCATCATCACGCTTTGCAGGAGGCTCTGCTAAAAGGTCATTGTCTTCGGTATCTCCACCAGCTGGCGCTGTGTCTTCACCGGTGTCACCTCCAAGATCAAGATCTCCTCCACCAGAATCTCCGCCAAGGTCGAGGTCTCCTCCTCCGCCACCAAGGTCTCCACCACCTTCATCAGCTTGACCAGCACCTTCAAGAGCAGCCATGAATTTCTTATCAGTAAACATTTCACGTTGCATTCGTAAATACTCTTCTTGAGACAGGCCGAGCAAATTCTCAGAAACCCAACGTCGAGAGAAGTAACCTTCTGTTGCAGCCCCTGCAATGTCAAACTTGGTCTTCCAATGTTCAAGCTCTTGCATCTCGGCAATCTTAGATGGATTGTTAAGACGAAGCTTAAAGTTCAATAGATCATCGTCTCGATAGCCCATTGTGTAAAGGTGGACGATCCCAACCTTTTCGAGTTCTGAAATAAGAACGCGTTGAAGTCTTTGAATTGTTCTTGCGAATCTGATGTCTTTCTGTGCGAGGGTTGTCTTGTCTTCCGTAGCACCTTCACCCATCGACAAGTAAGATTGAGGAACCTTCAAAGCAGAGAACAATTTGTCTCGAAGATATTTCACATCTTCGATCTGCGCTGTGAACTGTCCTCCAGGAAGGTTAACAATGTCCGTAGAGGACTGGCCTCCCCTAATAGGGATAAAGTAGTCTTCTTCAATAGAAAGTGGGTTATAACGCAAATCTACGCGTCCTGTGGTAGGGTCTACAACTTGATGTCGTTTCATCTGCGTCATAACCTTTTGCATGTATTGTTCAACGTCTTGCGGTGCAATCCCACCCACGTCTATCTTGAACACACGTCGCTCTGGTGACCTTGTAATTCGATAGGCCATCATTGCGTCTTCTAGAAGCGTAAGTTGTCTCCAGATGCGTCTAGCGGGCTCTAAAACGGATGTTCCGTAAGGGGCATGCTTGTCATTTCCAAGAACGCGGAAGTGAGCTACCTGCCAGTTCTCAAGCGTCAAAGAGGCATTGTTCCATTGAAACTGGACATAGTTTGGGTTTGTTGGATCTTCTCCTTCGAGTCTTTCGACTTCTTGCGGAGGTAGTCCGATGCAGTTTTGAATTCCTTTGCTTTCGTCAATGTCGAGATAAACAAAGAGGTCTCCGTACTTACACATGGTTCTTGCCCAACCGAAAAGGTTGTGCTCAACATTCATCACGTTGTAGTAAAGGTTGTGCAAGATGTATTTGATCTCATCATTTGTGCACTTGATGTGCATCATCGGTGTTAATGCTGAATGAGTTGTCATCTCGTCTGCATAAATGTCGAGAGAAGATGCAATCTCAGGTGTAAATTCCATTTGATCGAAATCGATGTAACGCTCTGCTCGGTTTCTGTTCGAGATCATGTTGAGCGTCATGATGTTCATTGGGTTGTATTCGGTCTTCTTGAACTGTTGACCTGAAGCGGACTTGAAACGCTTTGCATAAATGTCCAAGTGGCGGCGTCTTAGTTGTCGTCCCGATTGTGTTCGTCGTTGGGTCAGAGGACCCGAGAACATTCTTGTTAAAGCTTTGAACAAATCGTTTTGATTGTTGTTCGGGTTTCTTTCATTGCGAGCCATTTTCTATCCTTTGTAAATCCAGAGAAATTCTTTTGCCTTCTCTATTTCCTCCCGATGTTTCTCGTTAAACGTTTCGTTATAGAAGTTTTGACCTTTGATTTGTGTGTTCATGGTTGTGGTGCTTTTAAAAACACCTCCAAGCATCGCTTTCTTATATGCCATGTCTCGTTCGTTTTCTGCAAGAGCTGTGTCTCTAACCCAACATGCAATTGCTAAAGACATTACGAGATCATCGTTGTAAGAACGCATTGCTTGAGGTTTACCGTTGAACCAAATAAAAGTCTTCAATTCGTGAAAAACTCTAGCGGAGTGCATAGTAATTAGTTTGTTTCTGACGTACTCCTCCAATTTGGCCACGATTAAAGGTCTTGTTTTGGTAGATGTTGTAAAACCCATGACCGCTCTGTCGTCATTCTCAGCAAGATAGGCTTCGACATATTCGTGAGTTGATTTAACAGAATAGTAAAGTTTTTTATAATTCATCTCTTTTAGTTTCTCGAGAACAGCAATTCCAACGCCAACGTTCTCGACAACAAGGAGGCATGTCCCGAACTCTGTCCCTGCGTCATAAAGAATCTTCGAATACATGTCAAGGTCTGGTTTGCCTTGATATTCAGCGACAACTGTCATCGTGTCTACACGAATAATGTGGAAGCAACTAAAGTCTGCTCCGTCTCCTCGAGCAACATCTGCTGATAGAAGATAGGGAACACCTTCTTGAAACTTCTCCCAGATCCAAAAGTTACGATCATAGCCAACACGATATTGCGGATCACAAACATCGGCATGGATCCTTTGTAGATCCTCGGGATTAATAACAGTTTCACCAGAAGCGTTAAATGAGCACTCCAACTCCTGAGCGATCTGTCGTTTAGACATGTTGTTTGTCTCTTTATCGAACCATGCTTGGTCGCGTTCCGGATGAACATCCCAATTTAGTTTCGTTGGAAAGAAATCGTTGTTTCCTGTCTCGGCCTCAGTGTAGGCTTTATGGAACCAGTTTCCAACGCCGTTAGGGGTGCTCAGAGCGATGCAGCGGCCCCCTGTGGACAAAGTAGGGTAAAGACCCGTCCAAAGCTCATCGAGGCCGTCAACGAACGCTGCCTCGTCTATAATGAGCAATGACAACGCTTCCGAACGACCAGCGTCTCCTGAAGTTGTTCCGGCTTTTACTTGAGAGCCATTTGTAAGCTCGAATGATTGCTTATTATCTGTTTGGATCTTTGCAATCATCATGAAAGAAGGAAGGTTCTTGAAGATCATCTTCACTTTTTTCACAAGGTTTGTTGCCGTGGATAGCTTGGTTGCGATAACGAGGACATTCTTTTCTCGATGAAACAACATGAACCAAGCAACATAGGCAGCTGAGATTGTTGAGATCCCGAGCTGCCTTGCTTTTAAAATGACGTTGAAACGATAATCGTTAAAGGACTTGAGCATGTCTCTTTGGTATTCATAAGTCTTAAACGGAATTTGGCCCTTGAGAGGGTGCGAGATCTTACAATAGTTGTCGATGAAGTATTGAGGATCTTTTCCGCACCTTACAAGCTCTTTAACGATTTCATTTTTGGTGAGTTTCATTTATTCCTCAATTCATTGTAAGCTTAATTGTTGATTATCCTTACAGGTTATCGAATTCGCTACCGGCAACAGGCTCTGAGGCTGTTGGGTCGGAGAAGTTGCTCATGAAATTTAAAAGTTTTCCTTGAGCATGATGTTGCCAATCAGATGACATCCTTCCACCTTTTTTTTCATCTTTCTCTTTCGCGATTACGGAATTGACCAAAGCTGACATTATGTGTAGCACACGATTGGCAGCACTAACTCCTTTCAATGCCGCATAAGATTCAAATAGATCTTCATTTTTTCTTTTCCATTTATTGAACTCTTTAATGTCGCTAGCTTGTTCTTTTGCTTGCTCTACTGGTTCTGCTATTTTCGACTTGAATTCTAGACTTGCAGCATTGAACAGTTTCTCGATGGTTTCTCGAAATGGCTCCAAGTCTGGGTTATGGACCACAAGTTGTTTCACTAGATTTCCCAAGTTTGGCTTGATTTGAGCATAGTTTTCTGAACCACGGACTAATCTAAAGAGAATTTTGCCCATTT